TCAATGGTAAAAGATAAGAACATTGCGGCTTTCCTTGTCAAATACGGCTTTTCTGATGATACCCTTGAGTGTGGAATTCTTCTCGGCTTCGGTCATCGTTTTGCTTTCGATGGCTGCAATCGCACTTTCGCAGCGTTTACGGTAAACATCGTACAGCTCCGGTGCAACAAGCCCGTTTTCGTCCGTTTTCACTGCGTTCTGCTGTATTTCAAGCTCGTCGGAGAGACGGTCGATCTCATCTTGTATTGACCGCTTATTTGCCCTATACTCCTCGGCAGTGTCGATGCCGTTCAGGTATGCTTCTTTTGCACGGGTGAGCTTCTGCCGCTCGCGTTCAAGCTGTTTCCCGATAATCGACGCATCGGAGCGGGGAAGTGCCGCTTTCCCGTCATCCGCTATATGATATGTGTTATTCTTCACGTCATCGGACAGTACGCTCGACAGTATCGCAGTGATCTCGTTTATCTTGATATTGTGAGTCTGCTTGCAGGTCCCGTGAGCGTAGCCGGTACACTGCAGAAATTCCTTTGTGCTCCGCGCCATTGCTTTTCCACAGGACGAGCATCGGAACAGTCCGGAGACAGCATACGTTCCTGTGACAGAGTCGTGACGGTAACGCACATACTTTTCTTTCTGTTCGCGCATTCGCTCCTGAACACGCTCCCACAGTTCATCATCTATGATGGGCTCGTGGGAGCCTTTTGTTATTATGGAGTCGGGATTGTCGTAATTACGACGGGTCTTCCCGGTAGGTGTCCAGCGGATATAGCCGTGATAAACCGGATTTCTCAGCCAATATTCAATAGTGCGGTTCTCGATCATATTTCCGCGCTTGGTGCGGATCCCGATATCGTTGAGCCATTCGGCTATGCCGCGGAGGGTTCCGCCGGCTGCATATTTCTCAAAAACGGTATGTATGATCTCAGCTTTGTCGGGTACTATTACAAGCTTCTTGTTCTCGATCTTATATCCGAGAGGAGCAATCGACAGAGCTTCGCCGCGCTTGGCTTTCTCGGTCATACCGCGCTTGACCTCTTCGGCAAGGTTGATGCTGTAATACTCGTCCATTGCTTCTATCATGGCTTCAAAGATGACAGACATCTTATCGTCCCCGACATTCTCGGAGATGCTTACGACCTCTATACCGAGCTGCTTGCGGAGCATGGACTTATAGACTATGCTGTCTTCACGGTTACGCGCAAAACGGCTGAATTTCCACACAAGGACCACGTCGAACGGCTTCGGCTTTGTTTTGGCAATGCCGATCATACGCTGAAACTCCGGGCGCTTGTCGGCTTTTCTGCCGGAAATGCCGTCCTGTTCTATGAATACGAACTCTTCGGGGAGCAGCATATCGTTTGCTTTTGCATACCGGCGGATCGCTTCAAGCTGGCTGTCGGGCGAGTATTCGAGCTGATCGTCTGTGGAGACACGAATATAACAGGCAGCGAGTTTCATAAAAAAATACCTCCGTTAAATGCGAAATTTGCAGAAATTCTGTAAAAATCGGTCTGAAAGTTGACATTTCCCCGGAGATATGCTATACTTTATCTGTCGAGGTTCGGGTAGCAATACTCCGAGCGAATCCCTTCACTGATTGCAGTCGGTGAGGGGATTTTTTGTTTTAGATAAATTCAATTTCCTGTATTTTTGCACTTGTGATATCGCTTCCGGTTTCTGATACCGTGAAAAACCATTTATCACCATTTTTCAGTCCGTACTTGACGTCTCCGCTGGTCGATACTCGTTGACCTGCTTCGTTGTAAAAACCAACAGTAATGGTGACTTGAACCAAATCGCGACCACTGTCATTGACTACATATCCAGTCGCTTCGCAAAGATATACGCCTGCATAATTACGTCGACTGAATTGAGCATCTTCGGTATAAACACTACCAGCTTCTTCTATTTGAGTAGCTTGAGTTGTTTGAACTTGCGCTGAGGTAGACGAAGCAACACTGGAAGGCGGTGTCGATGATCCTGTTTTGGGTGAGGTTAATACAAATCTATATAATATAAAGCCAATCACCACAACAAAAACAAAAGCTCCGAGCATTCCGCTGCAAGATAATCCCTTTTTAGAGTCGCTTTTTGCCATAATGATTATTCTCCTTTATGATGCTTTAACTGTCCCGATAACCTTCCCTGCACATTTGATGAAGTCCCCCTCAGAGAAGACTATATCCTCATAGTCGCTATTCACAGATATCAGGCGATCGCCTCCATATTGTTTTATGAAGCCCTGACCATTTACAATGAATATTCCGGTCTCACCTATATTCACCCGATCTTGTATCTTTACCAGCACAACATCACTGTCGTGGTAGATTGGCTCCATACTGTTACCATAAATCGTGACTGCAAAATCCGCCTCGTGCGCTTCGGGGGTATCAGGTATATCTATCTCGTCCCACTCGTCCCTATCTTCGAGGTCGAAGCCAAAACCGGCGGAGGCTTTATATATGCTGTGCTTGATTTTTATGGTAGCGTTCTTTTTCTTGGCTTTATTGCATCTGTTATATTCTTCATTCAATAGATAATCTATTACTGTTTTGCCGTGCTCATCAAGCGCACGGTATTTTTTATTCATAACAAAAGAATGATCGTCATTTAACATATCTTCAAGGCTTATGGGCGCATTTTCGTACTCTATTTTATCCTTATTATATACCGAACAGCTGTCATCAGTTTTAACTATATACGAATTGCCTTTATATGATTCAACTACATAATAAAAAGTATGTTCCTCTTCACACTTGAATTCTAAGGCAATACCATTACTTTTTTCGTTTCCAAAATCAACAGATAAAGAACGTACATAATTTACAGTTTCACTATTACACTTTGGGCAAAAAATAGGGGAATTAGAAATTTCTCTTGGTGAAAAATCAAATATAATCGATTCAGAGGTAAACCAATCAACTGAAACATTAAAATAATCCGATATTTTCCGCATAACAGTAACCGACAATTGCTTTGTGCGTCCCGCATTTAGTTCTGACAGTGAACTTCGTGAAATATTGAGTTCTTTACAAAGTTGAGTAATAGTAATGTTTTCTTGATTGCATAAACTTTCAATTTTGTTGTATAAATTAGACATAATATCACCTCGCCAGTATGTAAAAAATGCCCAAAATTTCAGAATTCTGTAAATAAATTACAGAAAGCTGTTGACAATTCCAGAATTCTGTAATATAATAAACTTGTACAGAACACAGAATTCTGTATCTACAACTATATTATAATACAGAAATTTGTAAATGTCAAGTAGGAGGTGAAAAAATGCTTGAAAGGAAAAATGCTGTTACCCCATTCGGAATTTTCGTGAAGATGAAGTTGTTAGAGCTGAATAAGACACAAAACTGGCTTATAGAACAAGCCAAAATGGTTGACAGCAGTATTTACATCGACAGTTCTGTTATGAATAAGGTCTTGACAGGGCAAATCAAAACAGGAAAGGTTGTCGATGCCGTGAAAAAAGTTCTTACCATAAAGGAGGATAACACATGAACGAAGTAACAGTATTCAGCAATGAGGAGTTCGGTAAGGTCAGAACCCTCACAATCAACAAAGAGCCGTGGTTTGTAGGTAAGGACGTGGCTGATGTGCTGGGGTACCAAAACGGTAGTCGAGATGTAAACAGGCACGTTGAGGAAGAAGACCGGCAGACCGTTGAGATTTTTGACGGGACGCAGCGCAGAAAAGTTAAGGTGATCAATGAGAGCGGGCTTTACAGCCTTATCCTTTCAAGTGATCTTCCTAAGGCAAAGGAGTTCAAGCATTGGATAACAAGCGAGGTTCTTCCCTCAATCCGTAAGACCGGCGCTTACAGCCTTAATGGTAATGACGAGTATAGCAAGAAGTCTACATCGGTCGGAGAAGTTGCAAGCCTAATAAAGACGCTTCGTGGCGTTATGAAAGACCAAAAGAGCAAACCGAGGAAGATAGCGGTAATGGCAAAGACGGTCTGCGACCAGTTCGGCATCAGTCTTCCCGACAAGTTTGTTGAGGAGAAACACGACAGCGGGCAGTTTGTCTTTCCAGGGTTCTCGGAAGATGATTGAAAGCGAGGTGAAAAGAAGTGTCACCGAATGGGTTCAAGAGCAGAATGCAGAGACTGTCTGAAGACTATGCTGATGATCCCGAGATTTTACATAGAGAAGCAGATAATCTAATTTGCCAATTACTTTCTGATCTTGGATATGGTGAAGGAATTGACATCTATAATAAGATGGACATTTGGTATGCTTAAAGGAGGTGACCCACATGACAACCCCGACCCGTGAATCCGTCCGTCAGTACTGCATATCCAACGACTTGTTCAAGAGCGGCTCGAACGATCAGTATGAAAAGATGCTGAATATGCTCGATCTTCAAAGACCGCTCTCGAACATCGCAACAGTGATCTGGATATGCTCCGACACGGATAAGCACGCAGACGAGATTGAGAATGATCTCAGACAGCTCATGCACGAATAGTACGAGCATATTCGACAATATCATTGAAAGAGGTGATTTTTATGGCAAAAAAGGAAAAGTTCAGTTTTACCAACCCGGACGGTACTCCAAGGATCTGTAAGGTCATCGAGCGCAGACCTGACGGCACGCGAGTTTTTGAGGGCGGTTTTACTGCATCTCCATCCATTGGTACGCTTCCCGACGGCACGGAAAAAAGGCTTATCGACATGACCCCGGAAGAGTACGAAGAGTGGAACACACGGCTCATGGATAGGCTCGGCAAGCACATGACGGAGTATTACAACAGAAAGGCTATGGGAATGGAATGATGAATAAAACGGACGTTAAAACAAGGACAAGCCGCGGCAAGCATATTGCATTCGGTCTCTGCATGGCTGCTTTCGCAGTGCTGCTGTACATAGTACCGCCGGTAACGGAAGCATTGCCGCTTGCAGGAGCAGTCCTCGGAGCAGCAATGATCGCGGCTATGGCTGTATGTGTGTTCAAGGGAGGGCTGACCGATGTCTCCGGAGAATAAAAAAGAAGCCCCACAGATAAATCCGCAGGACAAAAACATAAATATTCACAAGAACATAATAACAGAAAACTGCGGATTTGTCAAGAGGGAGCTCGTCGTCGATAACTTTGCGGGTGGCGGCGGTGCCAGTACAGGTATTGAACAGGCTATCGGACGGAGCGTTGATATAGCGATAAACCACGATCCCGACGCAATAGCGATGCACAAGGTAAATCACCCTAAGACGAAGCATTACTGCGAAAACGTCTGGGATGTTGACCCGAAAGAAGCGTGCAACGGCCGCCCGGTCGGTCTCGCATGGTTCTCTCCGGATTGCACACACTTCTCCCGTGCAAAAGGCGGGAAGCCTGTTGACAAGAACATTCGGGGACTTGCGTGGGTGACGCTGCGCTGGGCGTATGAAGTCAGACCGCGTGTGATAATGCTCGAAAACGTCCCCGAAATTCAGACGTGGGGTCCTCTCGGAGCCGACGGCAGACCGATAAAGGAGAGGGCAGGGGAGACATTCGACGCGTTCTGCATGATGCTCGGTAAATCTGGCTATCCGAGAAACAGACCCGCTTTCCTCGAAATGTGTGAGGCACTGAACATTTCTCCGGACTCGGAGCAGGCAAGAACGATCTCGGACGGGCTCGGCTATGATGTGCAATACAGGATCCTCAGATCGTGCGATTATGGAGCACCGACAACGCGAACACGGTTCTACATGATAGCACGGTGCGACGGAATGCCGATAGTCTTTCCGGAGCCTACGCACGGCAAAGGACGCACCCCTTACCGGACAGCGGCTGAGATCATCGACTGGAACGTACCGGCAAAGAGTATCTTCGAGAGGGACAAGCCTCTTGCAGAGAACACGCTGAAACGCATTGCACGGGGCATCAAGAAGTTTGTTATAGATAATCCGGAACCGTTTATCGTCGGAGATAATGCAGCTTCGATTATCCAGTACCACAGCGAAACTGCCGCCGATGAAGTTCGCGGTCAGGAGCTCACAGAACCGCTTATGACCGTTGATACTTCCCCGCGGTATGCGCTTTCCGTTGCTCACATCATGAAGAACTACGGCGGTGGGTACAAAGGCGCGGGGAGTGCCGCTGATAAACCGCTCGGAACGATAACGGCGGTAGATCATAACGAGCTTGTAACGGCGCATATCCTCACGATGCGGAACCACATGGACGGTCAGAGGATAGATGAACCGCTCGGAACAATATCGTGTTCAGGCGCTCACCATGCAGAGGTACAAGCTTTTCTGGTGAAATACTTTTCGACGGGAACAGCGAAGCCGGTGACGGAACCGCTCGACACGATAACTACGAAGGAACGCTTCGGACTCGTGACGATACACGGTGAGGACTACATCATCACGGATATCCGAATGAGAATGCTCACGCCGAGGGAGCTGTTCCGGGCGCAGGGATTCCCCGAAAGCTACATAATAGATCACGACAGCGAGGGCAGACCATATCCGAAGTCAAAACAGGTCGCACGCTGCGGGAACGCGGTCACTCCGCCGGTACCGTGTGCGCTGGTAAGGGCAAATCTGCCGGAGATGTGCGGAGGTGAAGAACGTGCCGCAGGTTGAGTGCTACATAAAACCGTCATACCGTTTCACAGAGGTCAACCGATTAATGAAGGAGCTCTCGCTCTACGATAAAATCGAGATAGCGGTCGAGGTGATAGGCGAGGCGCTGAAACTCTCCGCACATACCCCGGCGATAGCGTTCTCAGGCGGTAAGGACAGCGAGGTCGTTGCCGATCTGATAGAGCGATTCTACCCGGAAGAGTTCAAGCACGTGCATTGCATTTTCGGCAATACGGGCATAGAGTTTCCGGAAAGTCTGAAATTTGCCCGGCAGTACGGAAAAGAGCATTTCGGAGATAGATTTCACGAGACAAAGCTGCTCACACTGGAAGAAGATGAGCTGCGGTATGACTTTGCAAGAAAGATTGTGCAGGAGCTTGATGAACTCGGTCAGCTTGACAGAATTTTGAAGCCTGACGGAAAGCTCAAAGGGCAGAAGTCACTGGTTGAAGCGGCAAGGGAGCTCGGATATTCGCTTGATCATACCAATTGTTTCTTCAAAGGTCATACAATGAACTTCTCATACTGCATTGAACAGTACGGCGCGCCGCTCCTCGGAAAATCAGCGAGTAAACTCGATGCTCACCGGATCAACATAGAATGCTTTCTGAAATATTCGAGTTCGGACAGCGAAAATGATGTGACGCGCGAATACTACGAAATACTCCGGAAGTGCAAATTCTCACAGCACTGCTGTAAACTTCTGAAAAAGGAGCCGTCGGAGCGATTACAAGCCGAGCTTGGAGTAGATATGATCTTCAAGGGACTTATGGCAAGCGAGAGTCACAGCCGACTTACATCTTTTGCTACCCGTGGACACATCTTCGAGAGTCACAGACCTCATATAACAGACGGTGCGTTCTATCATGTTTCACCGCTTGGATTGTGGACAGATGATGATATCTGGGAATATATCCGAAAATACCAAATACCTTATTCTCCCCTTTATGATATCACCTATACCGATGACAACGGAGAACTTCACCACATAAAGAGAAACGGCTGTATCATGTGCGGGACTGACATTCAATACAAGGATAATCACTTGTCTATCCTACGGCAGACTCACCCGAAAGCATGGGAAGTTTGTATGGAACGTTTCGGTTATCGTGAGCAGCTTTACACCTTGTTCAAGCTGAAAAAGAATATGAATATCTACGACAGCTTCACAGACGAGGGAACTAATGCACGGCTTATAGAACGCTTCGGAGATGCGAGGAGACTTCTGGATATGCGTCCATGTGCATTCGATGATTACGGTGAGCTCGTGGAGTTGGACGGAACCGGGATGGATAACGAATACGATGCAGAGATATTTCTCGATGCGGATGGACAGATTAATTTTATATGAAAGGACGATCACAATGGTAAAAATCAACAATCTCGAAATAGAGAACGTAAAGAGGGTCAGAGCTGTCAAGCTCCAGCCCTCGGAAAACGGTCTGACAATAATCGGCGGAGACAACGGACAGGGTAAAACCTCTGTCCTTGACGCTATCGCATGGGCGCTGGGCGGTGACAAGTTCAAGCCGTCCACGCCCGAACGTGAAGGCTCGGTAGTTCCGCCTTTTCTTCATGTAGAGCTGCTGAACGGTGCGGAGCTTCCGCTTGAGGGGCTTTCCGTAGAGCGCGGAGAACTTACATACAACGGCTTCAAGTGGGACAATATGAGCGGTTCGGAGCAGTTAAAGGTTGCTACGGCTATTGTCAGAAAGCTCAATCCGGAATGCGGTTTCGTACTTATGGACAAGCTTGAACAGATGGACGCAAAAACGCTCGCGGAGTTCGGCGCATGGCTCGAACAGGAAGGCTTACAGGTCATTGCGACAAGAGTAAGCACCGGCGGAGAATGCAGTATCATAATAGAAGACGGCTACATTAAGCCGGAAGAACCAAAAAAGTGGAAGGCAGGTACATTTTAATGAATATCACAAGAGGTAAGATCATGAGCGCCAAGAAGGTCGTTATATACGGTCCTGAGGGTATCGGCAAGTCAACACTTGCGGCGAAGTTCCCTGACCCGCTGTTCATCGATACCGAGGGCAGCACCAAAGAAATGGACGTTGCACGTCTGGATAAGCCGGAGAGCTGGGAGTTTCTTCTTGCGGAGCTTGATTTCGTAAGAACACAGCGTCCCTGCAAGACGCTTGTAATTGATACTATCGACTGGGCGGAACAGCTCTGTATCAAGAATGTATGCGATAAGGCAGGAAAGAAAGGAATTGAAGATTTCGGGTACGGCAAAGGCTACGTTTACGAAAAAGAAGCGTTTCAGCGTTTGCTTACTGCGCTTGACGGTGTTATCTACGCCGGTATCAATGTTGTTCTGACAGCTCATGCGGCACTCCGGAAATTTGAACAGCCGGACGAAATGGGAAGCTATGATCGGTGGGAGATGAAACTTGGAGCGAAAACAACAAATCTCATATCTCCGCTTATAAAAGAATGGGCTGATATGGTACTCTTCGCAAATTACAAGATATTATCCGTAGCCGCAGACGATAAGGGCAAGAAGCATAAGGCACAGGGCGGAAAGCGTATCATGTACACCTCACATCACCCGTGCTGGGACGCAAAGAACCGTTACGGTCTCCCGGAAGAGATCCCTATGGAGTATTCGGCAATTGCTCATATATTCACAGCCGTTCCGACAACTGCACCGGCTGATATGACAACCGGTGCGACAGCTCCGCCGCCTGTTTCGACAACTTCTCCGGTAAATACGGCTCCCGCGCCGAATATGACGCCTCCTGCTCCGACAAATACACCGCCTGCACCGAGTCAGGCACCGGAGCCGTCTTACATACAGGATATCCCGCCGGATGAACTGCCCGTACAGCAGACACAGCAAGCTGCACCTGTACAGACTGCTCCTGCACCTCCTTCAACACAGCCGGCACCGGGACTGCCGAAAGCACTTGTTGATCTTATGACAGCACACAATGTTACAGAGGAAGACATACGGAAAGCAGTTGCAAGCAAAGGCTATTTCCCGCTTGATACACCTATCACGGCATACCCGCCGGACTTTATAGACGGCTGCCTGATCGGGGCATGGAATCAGGTTTATCAGATAATAAAGGACGCATATCCTTTTGAATAAAAATACGGAGGTTTACAATAATGGCAGAACAGGTAATTGACAGAGAATTAGGCTGGGAAGATCAGATCGAACGCGAGAGCGATTTTATACTCGCTCCCGCCGGTGACTATGATTTTGTCGTCACAGGCGTTGAGCGCGCAAGACACGATGGCAGCGAGAAGCTCCCGCCCTGTAACAAAGCGATAGTTTCCGTCAAGATCGCAACGCCCGAAGGTGATGTAATAATCAAGCACAATCTCTTCCTGCATACGAAGACCGAGGGAATGCTTTCGGCGTTCTTCATCGGTATAGGACAGAAAAAGCACGGTGAACCGCTCCGCATGAATTGGCGGACGGTACCGGGCTCAACAGGAAAGTGCAAGGTCGGGATCCGTGAATGGACGAATAATAACGGCGAAAAGATCCAGTCGAACGAAATCAAGAAGTTCTACGAGCCGACAGCTCCGGCACCGACACCGCAGTATCAGAATCAGTTTATGCCGCAGTCAACACAGTACACCAATTATCCCAATCAGCCTGCACCACAGTATCAGGCACCGCCTCAGACACCTGCACAAGGCGGTGGAGTATGGACACCGGGTAGTTTCTAAATGGAGCTTCGTCCATATCAGCAGGAAGCGAAAACGGCGGTCTTTAATGAGTGGGAGCAGGGTCATGACAAGACTCTGCTCGTTCTCCCGACAGGAACGGGAAAGACCATTGTTTTCGCGAAGGTTTCCGAGGAATGTGTGCGGCGCGGCAAGCGTGTTCTCATACTTGCCCACAGAGGTGAGCTGCTGGAGCAGGCAGCAGACAAGATACTTTCCGCAACAGGTCTCGGTTGCTCCGTAGAAAAAGCGGAGCAGTCCTGCATCGGTTCATGGTACCGTATAACCGTCGGGAGCGTTCAGACGCTTATGACAGAAAAGCGGTTATCACGTTTCAGCAAGGATTATTTCGATAATATCATCATTGATGAAGCACATCACTGTATTTCAGACAGCTATCAAAGGATCCTCAATTATTTCGCAGAAGCTCAGGTACTCGGCGTTACAGCTACACCGGATCGCGGCGATATGAAGAACCTCGGACAGGTTTTCGACAGTCTCGCGTATGAATACACTCTTCCGAAAGCAATAAAAGAAGGCTATCTGTCACCGATAAAGGCAGTCACGATACCGCTCAAAATCGATATGACAGGCGTAGCGACACAGGCGGGAGATTACAAGGCGGCAGATATTGACACGGCGCTTGACCCGTATCTGGAAGCTATCGCAGGCGAAATGATGAACTACTGCAAGGACAGAAAGACAGTCGTATTCCTGCCGCTGATAAAGACTTCGCAGAAATTCAGAGACATTCTGAACAGCAAGGGCTTTCGGGCGGCAGAGGTCAACGGAAACAGCGACGATCGCGCACAGGTACTCGCAGACTTCGATAAGGGCGTTTATAATGTGCTTTGCAACTCGATGCTGCTCACCGAAGGCTGGGACTGCCCGTCCGTAGATTGCGTGATCGTGCTCCGTCCGACAAAGGTACGGTCTCTGTACTGCCAGATGGTAGGACGCGGAACAAGACTCGCACCCGGCAAGGATCATCTCTTGCTACTTGATTTCTTATGGCATACAGAGCGGCATGAATTATGCAGACCCGCGCACCTTATATGCCAGAATGAGGAAGTTGCTCAGAAGATGACCGCGAACATTGCCGAAGCGGGCTGTCCCGTAGATATTGAGGAAGCCGAACAGCAAGCGAGCGAGGATGTCGTAGCAGAACGCGAGGCGGCTCTTGCAAAGCAGCTTGCCGAGATGAAGAAGCGCAAGCGGGCTCTCGTGGATCCTCTCCAGTTTGAGATGTCGATACAGGCTGAAGACCTGTCAAGCTATGTTCCCGCGTTCGGGTGGGAAATGTCGCCGCCCAGTGCAAAACAGGTGCAGGCGCTTGAAAAGCTCGGTATCTATCCCGATCAGATCGACAACGCAGGCAAGGCACAGAAACTCCTTGACCGTCTCGATAAGCGCAGAAGTGCCGGACTTACAACACCGAAGCAGATACGCTTGCTTGAAAAATACGGTTTTCAGCATGTCGGGAATTGGATGTTCGATGATGCAAACAGTATGATCTCACGCATTGCGGCGCTCGGCTGGAATCAGATTCCGAAAGGAATAGACCCTAAGACTTATGTTCCGAAAGGATAAACACAATGGACAATAATTTCGACCTGACAGCGGCTCTTGAATACATAGACCCGGCTTCGCTCGATTATCAGGAATGGGTGAATATCGGAATGGCTCTCAAATCAGAGGGCTATTCCGTCACCGTCTGGGATAACTGGAGCAGGAACGACAGCCGCTACCACCCCGGAGAATGTGCAAAGAAGTGGGAGAGCTTCAACGGTGCTCCCACTCCCGTGACCGGGGCTACAATAGTAAAAATGGCAAAAGACAACGGCTGGCTCTGTTATGACAGCCATGAGCTTGACTGGGACGCGGAGATCGGACGGGAGAACACCGACGACCTCGTTGTAGTAAACAAAAACTGGATAGAGGGCAAAGAGATCGCGGAGCCTGCCGTATGGAACCCCGTACAGCAGATAATCACCTATCTCGAAACTCTCTTTGATGTAAATGAAAATGTGGGATATGTAGTCAGCTCTTTTGAAGAAAAAGGCAAATACAAGCCCACAAGCAAAGGAAATACTGACAGAACAGCAGGTCAGCTTATAGAAGCCCTCAGCAAATGCGGCGGCGATATCGGTTCCGTGCTCGGAGATTATAACCCCGCTGCGGGTGCGTGGGTGCGTATCAATCCCCTTGACGGAAACGGCGTAAAAAACAGCAATGTTACCGATTTCAGATATGTCCTCGTTGAAAGTGACAGCGTTGAGCTTGAAAGGCAGAACGCTATTATCCGTGAACTTGAATTGCCTGTTGCAGCCCTCGTTTACAGCGGCGGCAAAAGCGTTCACGCAATTGTAAAAGTTGAAGCCGCAAGCTATGAGGAATACCGCAAGCGTGTTGACTACCTGTTCAATGTATGCAAAAAGAACGGTCTTGAAGTCGATACCAACTGCCGCAATCCTTCAAGGCTTTCCCGTCTGCCGGGTGTGCAGCGCGGAGACAAGAAGCAGTTCATTATCGATACTAACATCGGAAAAGGCAGTTGGAACGAATGGAAGGACTGGATCGAGAGCGTGAACGATGATCTTCCCGACCCGGAGAATGTAAGCGATATATGGGACAATATGCCGGAGCTTTCTCCGCCGCTCATTGACGGAGTGTTAAGGCAGGGACACAAGATGCTGCTCGCCGGTCCGTCCAAAGCCGGAAAGTCGTATGCTCTCATAGAGCTGTGCTGTGCCGTAGCTGAAGGTAAAGACTGGTTCGGCTTCAAGTGTACACAGGGCAGAATAATGTATGTCAATCTGGAGCTTGATCGTGCAAGCTGTATGCACCGTTTCAAAGATGTATATGCCGCTCTCGGATATGCTCCCGAACACCTCGGCAATATCGATATATGGAACCTCAGAGGAAAGACCGTACCAATGGATAAGCTCGCGCCGAAGCTCATTCGGAGAGCGTCCAAGAAGAATTACATAGCAATAGTGATAGACCCGATATACAAGGTCATTACCGGTGATGAGAACAGCGCGGATCAGATGGCTCACTTCTGTAATCAGTTCGACAAGGTATGCACGGAGCTGGGGTGCGCAGTGATCTACTGCCACCACCACAGTAAGGGCGCACAGGGCGGTAAGCGTTCTATGGACCGTGCAAGCGGTTCTGGAGTATTCGCCCGCGACCCTGATGCACTGCTTGATCTTATCGAGCTGGCGCTTACAGACAAGCTCATAGACGAAGAAAAGAACAAGGCAGTATGTAAGTCCTTGTGCGCGTATCTTGACGCTCACGGACGCTCTGAGAGCTATTCGCAGGACGATGCTTGCAGCCGTAAGCAGATGAGGGAGACAGCGCAGCGCGTACTTGACGGCTACAGCTACCAGCAGGCTATACAAGCCGCGAACGAAGCCGAGAGACGTGTTGACAGCCGTACAGCGTGGCGGATAGAAGGTACTCTGAGAGAGTTCCCGAAGTTCCCGCCGCTCAATCTGTGGTTCGATTATCCCGTACACCGTGCAGATCTCACAGGCGTTCTGAAGGACGCAAAGGCGGATGCAGATGCACCGTGGATAAACAGCTTCAAAAACAAGAAATCGCCTGAAGAACACCAAAAAGACCGCAAGGAGTCTATTGCTACAGCTTTTAGCGCTTGCGACATGGACGGCGGTAAGGTACCGATAAGCGAACTTGCGGAATACCTCGGAGTGACGGAAAAAACCGTCAGAAATCGTCTGAAAGAACACGGTGGTTTTTTGATAGAGGACGGCAAAGTCATAAAAAAGGCATAAAAGGAAAAAGTCGGTAAAAATCGAGAATTTCCGTCATAGGGAAAATGAAAATTTTCCCTTTCCCTCAAAGGGAAAATATCGAATAATTATCGTAAATTTCCCTCAAAGGGAAAAAGTCGGTAAAAATCGAGAATTTCCGAGGGAAGGAAAAACACATATACTACGTATATGTATTTTCCGCCCTACGGTCGGCGGAAAATACGAAACACGTAGAACCCCTACCCCGAAAGGAATGATAGAATGTCTAACAATATGTGGGATGAACGGTATGTGGTAAATCCCTGCTTAAATTGCGATTGCTATGATGCAGATCAGGAAGGATGTACAATGCCCTCGGTGGATCAAGAATACGCTTGCTCTATTTATGGCAAGCCGTGGCCCGTGATACATGATTTTTTCATGCCGATGAAACCGCCGACGGTCACCCAGCAGGAGCATCAGGTCAGAGTGGTAAAAGGCAAGCCTATGTTCTATGAGCCCAATGATCTCAAAGATGCCCGTGCAAAACTTATGTCACACCTCGCAGAGCATAAGCCGCCGGAGATGTTCACCTCGGCAGTCCGGCTTATCGTGAAGTGGTGCTTTCCGATCACAGGCAAGCATCACGACGGAGAATACAAGTACACGAAGCCGGACACCGACAACCTGAACAAGCTGCTTAAGGACTGCATGACTGCTGTAGGCTTCTGGAAAGATGATGCTCTCGTAGCAAGCGAGATCATAGAAAAGTTCTGGGCGAAGATACCGGGTATATATATCCGGGTGGAGGAATTGACCGATGAAAATGGAAGACGTGACACGAGCTGTCGAGAATGAGCTTCCGGTAGTACATACTCATCACGGCACTGCTATCAGCGGATATAGGATCACCGGCGTAATAACGAGATACAGCAAAATACATGGCTGGAAATACTCGCTTGAACTTATGGACGCTTCACGGTGCCTTGTGATTGTCAGACCGGAAGATGTTGAACTGGAATGAGAAAAGGAGAAGCATAATGAATGATATCAAAACTGTTGCTGACAAGATCAGATCTATGAACGATGATGAACTTGCGGAGCTTTTGTCTCAGATAGGCTATGAAAGCTACAAGAACGGACTGGCTCACGCTATTCGGTTCAAAAAGCGTATGGTCTCGTATGAGATGATGCTTGAAGCTCATCAAATAAAGCTGAAAAAGAACGCCGATGAAGTTGACTTCGGACCGTTGCGGGGAATGGGGTCATAATGAGGAGGGAACCGTGAAAGAAAGATTTCAAGGATATATCAGACTGAAAAGCTCATTACAAACTCAAGACGGGGAATTATACGGTGAGCCGGACGAAAAATATGATCCTGTTGTCTATGATGTTACTCGTTTCAATGTGAACGGAGATGATTATAAACGGTACTGCTGCGGAAAGTGCAAGGCGGTTATTTATACGTCAGAAAAAGAACAGTTAATTCCGTTTGTTTTCAAACGCTGTCCGAATTGCGAATCAAAAATGATTCCTTGTTTTTCTGAATTTGAAGATCATACGGTCAGCGGTTTACTTGATGATTAGGAGGAATAACCATGAAATATGAGATAATAAACCCGTCCGACAAGGTATATATCACAGCGGAAGATGACCTGATAGCAAAAATCGTCTGCTATTACCTTGGTAACGGAACATACATGCTTAAAAACGATAAGGGAGAGCTTTTGACAGGGTTTCTTGAGCCGAACATTAATATTGAGACTGAAGAACTTGAAAAGTATATTGTTTCTCATGTCAATGATATTGCAGAAGCCTTTGACAGCCTTACTTATGAGGGTGAACGAACGAGCATGAACAATATAGGAAAATCAGCTTATGCTTATGCGGCAGCGTTCAGAGCAGCTGCAAAGCATTGGGAAAGCGAGGATAATGACAATGCGTAAATCAGAAAAGCCGCCCGTTGGTATAGTACCTGCGGCAATAGTAAGCCGCGCAAGAATACAAGACCTTGCTGCCGCAATTGAGAGATATGCCGGTAATTATGACACATCAATCAGGCACATCAAGAAATGGGCTTCGGAAATCTTGAAACACGTCGAAATAATTGAGGGAGAAAGCGAGAATAACAACAATGAGTGAGCTTAAATGCTGTCCCTTTTGTGGGGGAGAAGCTGATATTCAATGCGTTCCTACCTTTGAGGGAAAACATTATTATGGCTTATGCTTAAAATGCAAAGTTCGCACGCGCTATAGGGATACAGAAAGCGAAGCTGTTACAGACTGGAACACTCGACACGAGTGCAAGTGCAATAAAGACGATATGTGGACTTATGTATGCGGATATAGGGAGGAATAACAATGTTTGACCAGAACATAAAAGCCGACGCCGGCAAGCCGAGACTTACGCTTGTTCCGCCGGAGATCATAACCGCTATTGCCCGCGTTCGGGAATACGGCATCGAGAAGTATCACAAGCGCGACAGCTGGAAACAGGTAGCACCGGAGAGGTACAAGGACGCGGCATACAGACATTTCCTTGCGTATCTCAAGGATCCTGATGCAGTAGATGTAGAGTCCGGGCTTCCGCACCTGTGGCACCTTGCGTGCAATATAGCGTTTCTTATCGAATTGGAGGGAATCAGTGAAAGCACACACCAGACATTTAACAAGCAATGAGAAAAAGGCTTTGCAGGCTGAATTCAACCGTCAGTGCATAGAATACGAAAAGGCTCATGCTGCTGAATTGGTCTGCCGTTCGCTGTGGATCCTGCGCTCGGTATTCGGGTGGGGAGAAAAACGCTTGACAAAGTTTTACAAGGCATATCATAAGGAAGTTGCGGAGCTTGTGAAGTACTACGAACTTGATCCCGAAGACGATTGCTGGTTATGTATGAAGAAACTGCACGATGCAGGATTTACATTTGAGGAGGACGAAGATGACAGCTAAAGAATATCTGAGAAGATATAAGGAAATTAACGACAGTATAAACTGCCGTCTCGATGAGATAGCAAAGCTTCGTGAACTTGCTACGAGGCTTTCACCGACAGCAAAGTTTGACCGCTCCGGGAATGTTTCGGATAAGGTCGGACGTTCTGCGGCGAGGATCGTAGATCTCGAAAATGAGATCAATTCACAGATAGACGATCTTATCGTAACCCGGGAAGAGATAGTACATACGGTCTCACAGATAGATGACGAACGGCTGAAAACACTGCTTATGATGCGGTATATCAACGGTGATAAGTGGGAAAAGATAGCTGAGAGGTTAGGCTACTCGGTAGAACATGTAACGAAACGCCTGCACCCGAGAGCATTAAGTAAAATATGCCCGTATTTGTCCCCTTGACATGTCCCCCTTGACAGGTGTAAAATGATAGCATGGAATATTAGAAATACAGTTCTTGCTGATTTGGACTTCCTTTTATTTCTTCATGCGAAAAGCTCTCGGAAACGGGGGCTTTTCGTTTTTCTGAAAGGTCGTGAGGTATTATGACAGATAAACAGAAAAGGTTCTGCGAGGAATACCTCGTTGACCTGAACGCAACACAGGCCGCTATTCGGGCGGGATATAAGCCAACAAACGCCGGGGAGAGCGGCTGCGAAAATCTAAAAAATCCGAATATCCGCGCTCGCGTAGATCAGATGCTCGCCGATCGTTCTGTCCGAACGGGTGTGAACGCTGACAGAGTTGTCCGGGAGCTTGCGAAGATCGCATTCATGAAAGGCACCGATGTTATTGACACCGAAACCGGCAACGTCCGGGAAGATGCGACAGATGATGACCGCGCCTGCATTGCCGCTGTCAAGGTGAAGCAGGTGAACGGAGCTGATTTTATCAGTGTTGAGCATGAGATCCGACTCTGCGACAAGGTAAAAGCACTGGAGCTTCTCGAAAAGCATCTGGGTATTTTTGAAGACAGCATCAATGTTGATGTGAGCGGGGCGGTGAAGATCGTTGACGACATCGGAAACAACAATCCGCCTGAGTGATATTATTGCTCCGTCGTTCTATGACGTTCATCGGGATATAAAACGCGGCCTGCATACTCATTACGCTCTCGGCGGCGGACGCGGTTCCTGCAAATCGACATTTGCTTCCGTAGAGATCATCAAGGGTATGATGCAGGATCCGAACGCGAATGCAATTGTTTTTCGCAAAGTTGCATCAACACTCGCAGAAAGTGTCCTGGCACAGCTCCAGTGGTCGATTCACGCTCTCGGTGTAGATCATCTGTGGAAGACGAAGCAGTCCCCGATAATGCTTATATATAAGCCTACCGGACAGCGGATAGTTTTCAGAGGAGCTGACAATCCGAGAAAAGTCAAGTCGGTGAAGCTCCCGCGGGGATATATCAAATATGCGTGGTACGAGGAAGTTGACGAGTTTACGGGTCCCGACGAACTGCGAACTATAAATCAGTCGGTGCTCCGCGGCGGTGATAAGTTTGCTGTGTTTTACACGTTCAACCCGCCGAAGACTGCAAAATCGTGGGTAAATACCGAATTTGCAGTTTCCGATGCAGACAGGCTCGTGCATCACAGCACATACCTCGATGTTCCCGTTGAATGGCTCGGTGAGCCGTTCATAGCGGAAGCCGAGCGGCTGAAAAAGACAAACAATACCGCATACAGACACGAGTATCTCGGAGAAGTGACCGGAACCGATGCGGAGATATTTCCGAATGTCAGGCTACGGACGATATCCGACGATGAGCTTGAAATGTTCGATAAAGTCAGACGCGGTCTTGACTGGGGATATGGTGCTGACCCGTTCGCGTATGTGGCGCTGCACTTCCAGCGGAACACACGGACGGTTTTTATATATTACGAATATTACAAGCACGGTGCGAAGTTTGACAGCATCTCGGAAGCGATAAAGCAGGAGAACAAGCTGCGCGGTATCATCCACGCAGAGAGTGCCGAGCCGCGTTCAAACGATGAACTCTGACAGCGCGGACATGTTCTTCAGGCGGTCCGCAAAGGTGCCGGTTCTGTTGAACACGGTATCAAGTGGCTGCAGGATCTTGACAGTATAGTGATAGACCCTGACCGCTGCCCGAACGCGGCGCGGGAGTTCACGGGCTATGAGCTGGTACCGGACGGAAAAGGCGGTTTCCGGGACGGCTTTCCGGATAAGAACAATCACACTATCGACGCTGTGCGCTATGCGCTGGAAGATGATATCGGCAGGCGCAAGGTCGGCGTTATGGATAAGGCAAAACTTGGAGTGGACTGATGAACGAACATTTACCGATATTTATTGTTTCCGCACTGCCGGGTCCCGAAAATCTTCCGGCGGTGGCGGCTAAATACATACAGCGTCACGGAAACGAGATTGATTATCTCACAAAGCTCGATAATTACTATCGCGGAAAGCAGGATATCCTGAACCGCGTGAAAGGCGCTGATCTGAGCAATAACAGGCTCGTGTGCAATCATGCAAAGTATATAGCCGATTTTACCAGTGCGTATCTTATAGGTTCGCCGGTCACATACACCGCGGACAGTGATATAACTGTCCTGACAGATGCGCTGAAAGCTGCCGATGCTCCGACGCAGGACATTGACCTTGCACACGATGATGCTATTTTCGGCAGGGCGTATGAGATGATCTATCTGGACGAGAATGCAGGGATAAAGCTTGCGAAGATCTCACCGCTGAACGGATTTGTAGTTTATAATGATACAGTGGAGCAGAGACCTTTGTTCAGCGTGCATTATTATCCGACATTTGACGATAACGGACAGAAGACAGGCTATAAGGGCAGCATAAGCACAGACAGCTACATACAGGATATTACGCTTACCGCTACCAGAAGCTTACAGTCTGCGGGAGAGCCGGTTCCGCACTATTTCGGAAAAGTGCCGCTTGACGAGATCTACAACAATGCCGATAGAATGGGTGACTTCGAGAATGTGATCTCACTTATCGACGCATACAACACACTCCAGTCCGACCGGGTGAACGACAAGGAGCAGTTCGTTAAGGCGCTCCTCGTAATTACCGGACAGGTGCTCGGTGACACCGATGAAGAAAGCTCTGAGACATACGACGCGATCAGGAAGCACGGGGTAATGACGCTCGATCAGGGCAGTACAGCTTCATTCCTGACACGACAGCTGGACGAGAGCTCGGTTGAGATACTGTCGAAGTCCATATCTCACGATATTCACAAATTCAGCGGCGTTCCGGACATGAGCGATGAGAACTTTGCGGGGAATGTTTCGGGAGTGGCTATGAAGTACAAGCTTCTCGCGCTTGAACAGATGACGAAGTTCAAGGAACGCTATTTCACCGAGGGTCTGCGGTACCGTCTTGAATGTATCGCGAATGTGCTTCGCGCAAAGGGCGGGGCGGCAATAGATGTGAAGGATATCAACATACAGTTTACTCACTCGCTGCCGGCAAACGAAACAGAGCTTGCACAGCTTATCGGTTCGCTTTCCGGAACGGTATCGCAGGAGACACTTCTGTCACTGCTTCCGTTCGTCAAGGATCCGGCGGCAGAGGTAAAGGCTGTCAACGATGAAAAACAGGCAAACGCTGCACGAATGGTAGATTCCATGATGCACAGCGATATGCACTCACATTTGAATGAATGACTTATGAAGAATTACATACACAGCTTGCCGAAGAGTATGACCGCATTATAGCGGAAACTCTCCGCAAACTGAAAAGAAAAAAGCCGCTTACAAGTGAGATAATAGCGAAGGCTCTGTTCAAGGCAAACAAAGCATACTGGACAGCGCGTCTCGCGCTCCTTGACGATGACGCGGTTGTTGAAGCGGAGCGGGTCGCAAGGGTACTTGCGGTGCCTTATGCTCATGCAGCCGAAGAACTCTCCGATCAGGTAAGACGTGTGTTCTCCGGATATCAGAGCGCATTCAACCTGACGCAAAAGGAAGCAGAAGATCTGCTCGAACACGTTGTATATGACCGCTCTGTCGCAGATAATCTCCGCACAATGGCGGCGGCTGTGACCGACAGCGAGGAAAAGCCCCGCATAATGGCTGAGCTTTCCGCTCCCGCTTACCGGTACAGAATGCAGCGAGCCGAGCAGATCGCGAAGAATGCGCAGGAAACGCTTGAAAGCATAGCGCGGAACGAGGTCAGGACTGACCGTGCATTTATGCAGACGGAGATCGAAAAGGCGTACAACATCAGCCTTGACGAATCTCAGCTCCTTCCGCCTTCCGATGCTGTTATAATACACCTGTCCGGTCAGTCTCCGCAGAATGCCGGCTATATGCCGAGAGCCGAGGAGCCTGTCCGGGATTTTACGCCAACCATAGACCGCGGTATCATGGACAGCTTCACACTGGTAAATGATAAAGCTGTCAAGGAGATCATAGATCACGAGTGGAAAGACGGGAATTTCTCCGAGAGAATATGGAGCAATACCGATGAACTTGCGCGGGAAGTCAAGCAGGTACTTCTTGAAGGCGAGCTGACCGGAGCTTCGGAAGCGAAAATGGCGGCGAAGATCGAGGAGCGTTTTCATGTCGGTATGTACAAGGCTCGGCGCGTAGTCCGGACGGAAAGCAATTACTGCATCAATCAGGCAGAGCTGAAAGGAATGAAGGACGCAGGATTTGACGAGTATGAGTTTATCTCTCTCGGAGAGGAAGCAGAGAATGTCTGTGACACCTGCGACGATCTCGACGGCGAGCGGTTCAAGATATCCGAAGCGGCTGTCGGTGTGAACTGTCCTCCGATGCACCCGTTCTGCCGGTGCAAGGTCACCACACCGCAGGAAACGCTTGAAGACATTCAGGCTGATATCGACAGGATGCTTGAGGGAACCTCTATCGAGGAGATAGAGCAAAGGCTTGATATGATGATAGCGGAACGGGAACAGATCGGAACAACGGAAAATTCTGCCGAGAGTGTTGACAATTCTGATAATCGTGGTATAATAGAAGTAGGAAATGAAGAAACGACGGAAAATGATATGTTGACAAGTGTTTTTCATACTTATGATGATCCTATGCGTGAAGTAATGGGATCAGCGATTGAAAATAATCCAGAAGAACTTAATGCTATAATTGAGGATTTGAGATCAATAGGAGTTGAAACCGTTTTTTCAGATGATAATGAATCTATCGGCTATCAGCCTTGCAATAGGTTTTCCAACGGAGAACCAGGTCAGGTAAAACTTGCGAGAGAATCAAGCCTTTCAGCATGTCTTCATGAAAAACAGCATGCTTTTGATGATTATGAAAGTGGCTGGAATGGCAGATATATCTTATCTTTTGATCCGGAGGAACATTATAATTGGGAAGTCAGAGCTTATAATGTAGAAATAGAGATAGCTAAGTCAATGGGGCGCGGAGATATGGTTGAACGGCTTGAATCACTTCTTGAAAGAGAAAGGAAGGCGATTTTCTATGAAGAATAACAGAATAGATGAAATTCGTATGATGATGCTTGGCAATCGTAGCGAAATTGTGCGTGGACTTAATTCCGAGAATAAATGCCTTCGACTTGACGGATTGCTTTGGGCTGCTTATCATGAAATCAATGATGAAAAAGTGATTGAACGTATTAGGGAACTTAAATCCGACAAAGAAAGTGCTATGGGTTTTAAGGTCTGTGATTATGCCATTGCTGCACTTGACGTCCTTGGTATTGAGAGATATCAGGGGAATGATGATAGACTTTCAGATTTAATAAAGAATTTCCTTCCGTCAAAATCCGATGTCGAAAAAGCGATAAAAAACACCTCAAACGGTTCACAATCTGAATCCGCATAATTTATATCATCTCAGCGCACGCCTCCGGGTATGCGCTGTTTTTATGTAACAACTCAATAATTTCAGCGTCGCGGCAACAGCTTCGGCGCTGTTTTTATACCCAAAACCGAACGGTCGGAGGAATTCGGCCGGGCAAAACATTATGAACGTTCCGGACACGTTACGGGACGGGCAAGGAGGAAAACTATGTACACAGATCTTTTCAGAAGACCGACGCTGCGTATTTCAATGCAGTATTTCGCGGATCCCGAGGGCGGGGAAGGCGCAGATGGCGGAACAGACACCGGCGCGGAAAATGCTGCAGACAAAAAGCCTACGTTAAAAGAACTGCTTGCATCGAACAAAGCGTATCAGAGCGAGTTTGACAAGATGTCAAGCAAGGCGCAGGAGACCGCGATAGCAAATGCGAGGACTAAATGGGAAGCTGATGCGAAAGCGCAGGCTGACGAGGCGACAAAGCTGGCAAAGATGAAAGCCGACGAGAAGGAAGAATACCAGCGGAAACAGCGTGAGGACGCTCTCGCAAAGCGCGAGGCGGAGATCACCCGCCGCGAACTCCACGCCGAAGCGATCACACAGTTCACCGCGGACGGACTTCCCGCAAGTCTCGCTGATATTGTAGACTGCACAAGCGCAGACAACTGCAAGAAGTCTATGGAATCCGTCAAGAAGGCTTTCGGGGAAGCGGTCGAGAAGGCGGTCAATGATAAGCTGAAAGGTACAACGCCGAAAACAGGCGGAGGAAACAATTCCGAGGACGCGTTTCTCGCGGGTCTCGGTGTAAAGTAAACGGAGGTAAATATGGCTATCAATTTAGCGACAAAGTATGCGGCGCAGATAGATGAAGTTATCCGCAAGGGTACTCTCACCGGCGCAGGTGTCAACAACGATGTTGACTTCGTAGGTGCAAAGACCGTAAAGATCTATTCTATGGACACTGCACCTCTCAACGATTATAATGCAAGCGGTTCCAACAGATACGGCAATCCTGTCGAGCTGGAAGACACCACGCAGGAAATGACGATGACACAGGCAAAGTCTTTCTCGTTCACTATCGACAAGACAAACGCTGTTGACTCTCCCGAAGGTGTCCGTGATGCAGGCAAGGCGCTGCAGAGGGAGATCGACAGGGAGATCATTCCGGAAGTGGACAGATACCGCCTTGCAGTTTTTGCAAACAAGGCAGGAATAAGAATGTTTACCGAGAACACAGCTGCGAATGCGTACACCTCATTCCTTGCGGCTAACACCGCTGTCACAGACGAGGAATTTCCCGTTGACGGACGTGTTGCATTCTGCCGTACATCGTTCATCGAGCTTCTCAAGAAGTCCACAGAATTCACAAAGAACACCGATCTTGCACAGGATCAGATAATCTTCAAGGGTCAGGTCGGCATGTGTGACGGAGTTGCAATAATCGCGGTACCGAGCAGAAGAATGCCCGCGGGCGTTACTTTCATCATCACTCACCCGATGTGCGCACCCGCTCCCGTGAAGATCCAGGACTACAAGATACACGCTGACCCGCCCGGCATTGCCGGTCACCTCGTGGAAGGTCTGATCTATCACGACTGCTTTGTATTCGACAAGAAGAAGGCCGGCATTGCCGCTAACTACGGTGTGCTTGAAGCGCTGACAGCTGAAATGACAGCAGGCGGCGAGACAGGCAAGGGCGAGGTTACCGTTAAAGGCAACACTTCCGGCGCGGCAAAGCTCGTGTACAAGACAGCGGCTTCCTCGCTGACTGTTCCGTCTCTCGGTGATGATCTCACAGCATGGACAGACCTTCCCGCGGACGGCGTCATTTCCGGGACAGCAGGACACAAGCTTTGTGTAGCGGCAATCGATGCGTACAAGAAGGCTGTCGGTGCATCTGCTGTTATCACAGTTGTAGTCGGCTCTTAATCGGAGGTTTTATTAATGGCAGATCACAGACTTTATGAACGCTTCGCCGCAAGGTTCGGTGAGGATATCCCGGAAGGCAGGGAGGGATATATAAACTCCCTGCTCTGTGAAGCCGAGGACAAGATTCTTGATATAACGGGAAGAAGTGAAGTTCCCGCGCAGCTTGACAGCCTTGTTGTTAAACTCGCAGTCATCGCATACAACAAGACCGGCTCAGAGGGAGAAAGCTCCCGCTCGGAAGGCGGTATCTCCCGTGCATTCGATGATCTGCCGAAAGATGACAAAGCACGGCTTGTGAACTATCCGCGGAAGGTGGGAACAGTGTATGCGAATAATGGCAGCTGATAAAGCTGAATATCCGCTGAAACGTGCAGAGACTGTACAGACAGGGTATGTCGGTACAGGAAACGAGTACAGACCCGCAGGAACGGTCACGGGGCAGTTATCGCCCGTCAGTGACCGGTTTACAGTGGAGATGTACGGAGATCGTGCGGCTTCAATGTATTCGCTCATTTCCAACACGGAAACAGACATAAGGAAGAATGACCGCGTAACGCTGACAGACGGCGATTACACGGTCATTTCCGTTATGCGTTATCAGACGCACATCACGGCGACACTCGAAAGGTCGGGATCGTATGGCGGCAGTTGAATTAAAGGGCTTGCAGTCGGTTTTATCGAAACTGAACAGAATGGGGCGGGATATCAACACCGTCGCTGATAATTCTCTGCACAAGTCGGCGTATGATATCAAGCGCGAGGTCGAGGAAAATATAAAGACTGTAACAGCAGCCTACAACGGGCATACCTACAAGGCTGTTGATACCGGTCAGCTCCTGCGCAGTATTCACATTACAAAGCTGGGTATCTGCCGTTATGCAGTTGGTACTGCCGTGGAGCACGCGGCGCCTGTTGAGTATGGCACGGGTTCCGCGGGAGATCCCGCGGTATCGCATACAGCAAAGGTTAAGTGGGTATATTACAGTCCCATTGCGGGGGGCTATCGTACAGCATATCCACAGCCGCCTCGTCCTTACATGCGTCCTGCGTTCGCTGCGAAACGTGCAGAGGTGACAGCAAATCTGTCACGCGCAATTATCGCTGAGGCTCGTTCGGGAGGTGGTGCATCGTGACTGATATTATCCCTCATGTTGTGGAGCTTCTCGCACCTACCGGCGCGCAAATAGAGCTTTCGTGGCGCGATACTTACGTTTCTTTCCCTCTGATCGTGCTCTCTGCCCCTGCGAATACGGGAACAACGAGCGGCGGTTCGGAGGTCTTAACGAATATCACAGTACAGGTCGATGCTTTCACGCTCGATAAGAAAAGTACGATCGATCTCGCAAAAGCAATCGACGAGATCATGATACCGGCAGGATTCACCCGCGGTATCGCTCAGCCTCTGCCGGAAGGCGAGCTGGAGCGGTATATGATGCAGTATTCCTGCACGGTGGATTATACACACCAGAACATACTGATTTAAGGAGGTACAGAAAATGGCTGATCCTGTAACGACAACAGACGTTTTTCACACCAAAGGCATTACATTCACAATAGGCGGAACTCCTATCACCAATCTTTATTCTACACCCGATATGGGTTCCGATCCGGAGCAGGTCGATGTCACGTCTTTCGATGATACGACTAATAAGCATTATATCCCCGGTCTCCAGGACGTTCAGAAAATGAACTTCGACTTCTGGAACAAAAAGACAAACTTTGCGGCAGCTGCCAATGCAGAACCGCAGAACGGCGCAACAGCTAACTATGTTGTAACATATCCTTCCGGCGTATCTTATACGATTGTCGGTTCGCATCAGACATACGCCCTTGCTGCCGGAATTAATGAGGGTGAGAAATTCCGTGTCTCGATCTCTGTGTCGAGTATCACACGCAGCATTCCCTCGTAACAGATAACGGGCGGGGCATTCCCGCCCAATTTACTTTGAAAGGAAAAATACTATGGCTAATCATGTTACATATACACGCGCAGACGGTACTGACATAAAGCTGAAGCTCACCGCCGAAAGATCGGTGGAGCTTGAAGAAAAACTGAAATGTTCTATTCCCGACGCCACAAAAGACCTTGACAAAATAGGCACAGCAAGTGAATTCATTGCCGCGGCGATCTCCGACGGCAATTATAAGCAGCGCAAAGAGACCGCGTATGAGATATACGATGAAATGACAGATGAAGGTAAGACAATACAGGATTATCAGTATCTTGTCTTTGATATTCTGGTATCTGCGGGTTTTTTAAACGGCAAGGCGGTTCTGATGCAGAAGAACCTGATAGAGAAAGCACAGGAGAAGACGGAGAAGCTCCTTGCCGAAAGTACAGCAGCATTACAGAACTGATAGAAGCGGAATTCCCGGAAGCTATGATCATCGGCATATCATATTCGGACTTCTGGAATATGACGCCCGGTGAAATTTTGACTGTTCTGAATCATTCTTTTGAGACAGAAAAGGCACGCAGAAAGGCCGAAACGATCAATGCGGCGTCAATTGCGTATTATTCCGGGGCATTCAGCAGATGCAAAACATTCCCGTCAACGATCTGCGAAGCATTCCCGGCATTGTTCGGACGTACAGAAGATGGGCAGATATCCGTTGAAAATATCGAAGAATCCGAGCGCGGAATGGACAGATTCTTCCGGGCATACGGACAGAAGGCGGTGAACTGATGGCAGTAACGGACGAACTTAATATTGTGATCTCTGCCGATACCGGGAGAGCATCACAGAACATAAGCAGCACCGCAGACGAGCTGAACAAGCTCGGAGAGACTGCAAAAAACACAGACGGAGATATGTCGGCACTGGTAAAGGCGATATCGGAATCGGCTGCCAGCATGGTCTCTGTTTCACAGAATATCGCGGCTTCCGCTGCGGGTATATCCGGATTTCATAACGGATTTGATGCGCTTTCCGGTACGCTGCAGGATATAAGCACTAAATTCGATACTCTGAATGTGTCTATTCAGAATACATCTTTCGGTGATGCCGCATCGAAAGTTGCGGAGCTTTCCGCGGCATCTGAAGCTTCCGCACAGGCTCTTAACGGCATATCTGCCGCGGCTGATGATTTCGGTTCCCACATAGGGACGCTTTCGGACGCTACCAAAGGTTCCGCGGACGGAATGAGCGATCTGAAAAGCGAACTTTCAGCGGCATTGTCTTCTGTCCGCAATTTCTCCGGAAACATGGGAGAAGCAGGGCAGGAAGCACTGGAAGCGTCAAAGAAGATAAAAGAGCTTTCGGAACAGGTAAACAAGATACCAAAAGGAAACAATGTTACCGATCTGACAAAATCTTTCCGGACGCTCAAAGGTATAGTCGCTACTCTTGGCATAGGGTCTTTCATAAAGCAGTCAAACGACGCTTATAACGTACAGATGCAGAATGAGCTGAAACTGACTGCTCACATGAAACACCGCATGAACGCGACAGATGACGAGATCCGGTCGATCAAGGAGCTTGCAAGCGAACAGCAGAAAATCGGTGTTATCGGTGACGAGATACAGCTTGCCGGAGCACAGCAGCTTACTACTTACGCAAGGCAATCCTCAACGCTGAAAACGCTGATACCGGCAATGAATAACCTTATTGCGCAGAATGCCGGATATGAAGCAAGTGTCGGAGATGCCACATCTGCCGCGGATATGCTCGGACGTGCTCTTACGGGGCAGTACACAAGCCTGAAACGTATGGGAGTAACGTTTACCGAAGCACAGGAACAGGTGCTGAAATACGGTACAGAAGAGCAGAAAGCGATAGTTCTTGCAGACGCTATAAACAGTAAAGTCGGGAATATGAATCAGCTCCTCGCGAGCACTCCCACCGGTCAGCTGAAACAGCTTCAGAATGACTTCGGAGACCTCCAGGAACAGCTCGGCGCAACTTTCCAGCCTCTTATATCTGCTGTAATACCTTTAGCGAGGGGATTTCTTGAAATGCTCGCGCCTCCGATCATGAATGTATCGAGAGGAGCGGTTGTTCTTGGCTCGGCTCTTTCACAGCTTGACAGTCCGGCAGTAAGGGCGATAGCACTGACCGCAGCGGGAATCGCAGTTGTGAACAAGCTGAGAATGGCACTCGGCGGAACAACAGCCATACTTCTTGTCGCAGGCGTTCTCCTTTCTGGCTTTATCGGCAGTATGCAGGAAGAGCAGGAGAGTATCGGAGATATCGTAAACAGCGCATTCAACGGCGCACAGGACGCAATAGGCGGTGCTGAAGGCGCTATGAGCGATTTCAATGAAGAAGTTACAGATACGCAGAAAGCGGTCAACAGGCTTGCCGGATTTGATACTCTGACGAAGCTGTCGGGCGGTTCTACGGGTTCGCTCCTTGCGGGACTCATAAACGACGGAGATCTTGACAAGATGTATGAAGCAGCTGGTGCCGCAGAGGCGGTAAATACTGCTTTTGATTCTGTAACAACTCCGAGTATTGATCTGTCTCAAATAGACTGGAATGAAATCCCGGAGAAAATAGATAAGATGCTCAAAAATATAGATTGGGAAGAAATAAGGCGCGGTGCATCTGAATTTATTGGTAAAATAAACTGGTCAACTGTTTTCAATGCCATAAGTGAGGGATTAAGAACAGCGGCGAAGCTCGGTCTTGGACTGGTGGAAGGCGTACTTATCGGATTAGGGGACTGGGCGAGAGAGCAAGATTGGGACAAGGATTTTATAGAAATCGGAAATGCTTTTGAAGATGTTATGTCAGCTGCACTTTATGTAGTTGACGGACTTTTAGGTACCCATTTGCAGACTTGGTTTGATAAAACAAGAGCTACGTTTACAGATCTCGGTATGAAAATATCAAATACTCTTAATCTTGATGATGACGGAGTTTTGGCGCTTGAGAAGTATGAGACGCAAAAAGGAAAATCTGCTTGGTCAGATTTCTATGAACTTTATAAAAACGGAATGAATCCTGAAGACGCTTTCAAACAGATTTACAATACAGAAGATTTGCGAAAAGGTTTCTTTGCTGCAAATGCCAATCTTGCAAAGGCGTATGTTTCTGAATGGAATGATTTAAGCGAAAAAGACCTCCAGGCATATCTCGACCCTATATACTATCGGAAAAACAATTTCGCCGAGTTGTCTGATGCAATTATTCGCGGGGATAAGATGAAACAACTCGAATATATTCTTACACCCATGGGCGCTGGTACTTCGGTTCATAATGCATATAGCGATATTTATGGAGATTATGGGTTTGGTGAATATGAACATGCGCTCGACTATCAGACTTCCCGCTACGACGTACCGCTCCGTCCTACCGGGATCCCGTCCGATGTGCCTGTTAATGTTATCGTCAACAACTATCTTGACGGCGAAGAAATATCTGCTGCAACGGAGACCCGCATCAATGACAGCAATGTTATAAGCAACGGCATTTACAGTTAGGAGGCGATACAATGGCGGATAGACCGCACCTTGCGGAAATAATCAATGTCGGCGGTACATGGCTGCCCGGTATTGCCAAATATCATGTGACTCTTGAAGATATAGACAGCGACAGCTCGAACAGATCCGAAGCCGGTATTCTTCATCGTGACGTGATCCGGAGCAGCGTTATCCATGCACAGGTAACTCATATCGTTGACCAGGAAGAACTTACAACGATATGCGGTCTTATCAAGGAAGATTCGACAGTTGAAATGACGCTGTTCTGTCCGGGGCGGGGAGATCCCAATGTTGAGTCAACGTTTTATGTCAGCAAGGTCGATTTTGACCTTATAAGGTACAAAGAGCCAAACAGCGGGGAAGTTGCTGATTGGTGGCAGCTTAACTATACACTTGTGGAGGTCTGATATGATAAACGGTACTGTTTCTCTTGTTTCCGGCGGAAGCATTGAGATCACCGACGAAAATGTAGTACATAACTCGGTGAGCATATCAATGTCAACCTGTCGGAATTCATCGTTCACGTTCGGTACTTTCAACGGCGCAGTGCTTAATATCGGAATAATAGACGATCACTCCCTTGACCATGATTTCGCCGGTGCAAGTATATCGCTGTCGGTCACCGCAGGAGAAGAGGGTGAAGAAGTTACGACTGCACTCGGTACATATTATGTTGACGCCACAAAGATCAAGCGCAGAAAACAAACCGTTATGCTTACAGCTTATGACAGAGCTTATGCGTTCGATACCGAGATAGCCGATTCGGTAAAGGACAGCACCCATACTCCATATACAGCAATAAACGCTGCCTGCAATGCTGTCGGCGTTTCGCTTGTATCGGCAGACCCGCAGACGTTTCCGAACAGCGGATTTACATTTACACCTTCAAGCCGTTCTATACAGACATATCGTGACCTCGTCATGTGGGCTGTACAGCTCATGGCGGCGAATGCTGTTATAAACCGGAACGGAGCACTGGAGATAAGGCATGCGAGATATGCTTCGTCCGAAAGCGGGACATCTGATTATATGAGTGACGGATCAGACAGGATCGGTATAGAGTTTTCGGACATAAGGACATATATCAGGTATCTTTCGGCATACTCCGCGGGAAATCTCAAGACCTATATATCCGATACCGTTCCTTCGGACGAGCATGCAAGAGCCGGTGCGGTCACACTTGCATACAATCCCTTGCTTGACGGTAAGACCGAGGAAGAGTGCGATGAAGCAAATGAAGCAATATTGAATGATATGAAGCTGTTTATGCAGAGAAGCATAGTCGCGAAAATGTTCGATATACCGGTGATAAAGCTCGGTGATCTTGTTCGTTTCGGCGGCGGTAAGGTAGATATCCGCAGAAACGTGATAGGTGTTCCGACAAGTATCGTCTGGAAGTACCGGGGCATTATGACAGTTACCTGCACGGCTCCGGAAGCAGTTACAGAGGAGGTGGCATAATGCTGCCGGCAAGAAATACACGTTCACAGAGCGATAAGCGAATGGACGGACTGAAAACAGGCGGCAGCGGCGGCGGAGCATCGCCGAATGTTTTTGTCCAGGGAAGCGCACCACCTGTGGGAGTGAATGCGGGAGACTTTCTCGTAGCATACCGCAACAGCACAGTTACTTCTGTGAAAAGATATCAGAATGGTGCTTGGTCCGCTGTTGACTATATGTATGGGACGAATCCGGGCGAACTTACCTCAGAGGGTGTATATTACGTTTATTTCAGCGGCGGCGAAATACAGGTAATAATGACAAAGGTCGGAAGCAACATAGTCGGCGTAGCTGTACCTTACAGGACAGCGGGACTCAACTTCGTCTATATCAACACGATTGATACAGCAAGCGAGGGCGATTATTGGCTTGAAATTAATGAAAATCAAAAAGACCTTTACTCCGTAAGGCGGCTGTCAGACCAAAGCGAATGGGAAACATTATATAATTCTGCCGTCCCTGCGCTGTTCATACTACCCGGAGAACCGGCAAGCGCAAACGTCAAAGACGGTGCATACTGGATTCAGATAGACAATTTCACGGATATGAATATACAGTATATCAAGAAACGAGTAAGCGGTTCTTGGGCTACTGTATGTGTACCGGCAGGCGGCAGCGGGGAAGTAACGATAAACATATCTCACGCGATTCTCGTTGATAAAGGCAGTGTTGTATAATGGCGATTAAGATTAACATTCAGAATACAAGCAAAATAACGTACCGGACAGATTGCCTTGCTGATGATTTCGATTATCATATCCGAGATCATTCACAATACGATTACGAAGATGTAGGTTATCTGCCGAAAATCAGTGGGACAATATCCGAAGCGGAGCAGAAAACCTACGATGTCGGATATAATCCGTCCGGGACTGACCCTCTCACGGCAGAAAACCCGATAGTATGTGACAGGATTATATGCAATGCGTTGTTCAAGTCGCCCTCAGCAATAACGGATATACCGTATAGTGAGCTTCGGTTTCAGCAAGCCGCAATTGCTTTAAAAGAAAATGTCAGCACGAGCGGAAAGCGAATATCTACGGATACTTTTGAACTGATAAATCGCATTTATGGCGACATTGCAAACAACTGTATTAAGGCAAGCGGGACAAGATATACTAACGGGCAGGGAGTGATATACAATGATGTATTTGAAAGTCCACCGGGAATGAGATACCGCACAATTACTGAATTGCGTATGACCATACATAAAGGATATGTATTATCCCTTTCAGAGATACAAGATATGTTTGAAAATACCGATCATACATATCAAGTATGGAGCGAATTATCGGGAATGACATACGGAGCACTTGTAATAGAGTTATTATCGGGAGCAATAGCTCGCGGAAATTATACAGTGCGGTTTTTTGCGCAGACACCAGAAGTAGACATAGAGCTTACACCCAGCAATAGTGAGCCAAGTGAGCATAGGTACTTAATGATACCGTTCATATCTGCTGACGAATACAACGCTGCCAAAGCAGCAAGTTATAAGTGGGACGCTGAAACTATCGAAGAGATAGACGATATTCTGTGAAAGGGGTGTGCATTATGGACGAGAACGACGTACAGGTACGGGAACGGCTTACAGCTGTCGAGAGCTCGGTCGGGTCGCTGCGCAAGAGAGTCGATAAGCAGGAGGATCTGATTGAGAATATCCGCTCAATGGTTATCGAGATGAAAAACATGAGAGAGGATATAAACCGGCTCGACGGAAAGGTGACAGATATCGAAAACAAGCCGAGAAAATGGTGGGACACACTCATAGGTGCTGTGATCGGAGCGGTCGGCGGCGGAGCGGTGACATTTATTTTCACAAAATTAATAGGAGGATAAACAATGGCTGCATTAACGAATTACAACTACAGCACGGACTATGCGGAGTTTGCCATTAAAGATGCGTCGGAGATCCCGATGCTTCCCACAACTTCGGCGGGCGGATCGGGCGATCTGGCGGGGAAGGTAGCGGCAATAAAAGCCGGCATTGCGTACACGACAGACGGAAATTTCGATGTTTATACGCTTGACGGCAGCACGGACGAATGGAAAAAGATCGGAGGTTGACCTATGGATATTTTATCATTCGAGTTTGGAAAGAAGCTTGGGGGAGGCGGTCAGCCTTCTCCCACGCCGTCAAGCGGGTATGTTGACGGAGTTATGGCATATTATGACGGCACGGATAAGAGCCTCAAAGTCACTAACGAAGAGCTGATAGCGACAGACAGCGGTGGAAAAGAATACGGATATGTCCTTAATAGCAGTGACGGAGCAACAATAGAAGCGTATATCCGAATGGACGGTGCATCAAGTAATGCATACAGCCGTGGTTTTTCAGTCAATGACACAGATTTCTGCATTGGATTCGGCAACGGTGGCGGTTCATCTGATTCTGACTATAGATATAATCCAATGATATTTTGGGGTACGTCGTCGGATTACGATATATATCCGGATGGGCTGAAATATGGGGATAAACACACGTTCTCCATTGTCTCGACTCCAGACCCGAACGAGCAAGATGCTAATACTGTGACATATTACGTTGACGGCAAACAAGTCGGAGATACCAAGTCAATGGCTAGGGATACTCTACTAAGAATATCAAGATTCTATGTCGAGGGTTCTACCGGCAGACCTCTCAATGGTTCACTACTCAACGGGCGCTTCTACACTCGTGCACTGACCGCTGCCGAACTCGCTGCAAATCACGCAAACGACGTGGCGAAGTACGGCGGTAATGGGTAATGAAAGCAGAGTTTTCAAAGATCGTGCTCGGCTCTGCCGTTGTGATCTGGGCGGCAGGAGCCGTTTTCGGTGCCTATATCGTCAGCGAAGAACGTGAGCAGCTTCGGGAACTACTGACTTACATAGGTGCTCCGACAGCAACGGCGTTCGGATTCTATGCCTGGAAGTCCAAAGCGGAGAACGTGCTGAAGATCGCCAAAAGCAAAAAAATGGACACAAAGACAAAGAAACAGGTCATTGATGCAGTAACAGGACGTCTGCAAGATGCCCTGGAAGCGGAAACGGAGGATTACAATGAAATTTGATATTGCAGTAATAACTACCGCGCTTGGAGTGCTGATAATACTTACCAGCTCGTTGACGGAATTATTTAAGTCGATGATTCCGAAGATCCCGCCGCAGATCACGGCAACCATTCTCGCTGTGATCCTTACAGTCGGCACAGTCTGCGCATATCTTACCATATTTGAAATATCTCCGGAATGGTACTATTTTGCGGGAGCAATCGTCGCAGGTTTTATGGTTTCATACTCAGCTCAGTTCGGCTATGATAAACTTAAAGAGATTCTGAATCTTATCGGAGGTAAGAAATGA